TTAGGAAATACTTATCATCTTCTTGTTCAGTTTCAGGATGATACCATTGAAGAAAAAGAAGTAAGCACAGGACCTTGCACGACTAATGTTATTGAGGTTGTAGGCGACCCGTTCTCTCAAGAGCCGAAGGCGTATGATAAATATTCTTTTGGAATATCTACTGCTCCTAAGAAAGATTTTCGAATAATCTCGATGAGGAAAAATATAAATCACGAAATAGAATTTGCTCAGGTAGAATATAATGCGCTTATTTATGATGATTCCGTGATTACTATTCCTACAAGTAAATATTCTTCCCTCGATTTGACTATCCCTAATGTATCTGATTTATATCTTAGCGAGAATATCGTTACTACGAATGACGGAACGATAGAAGAAGCTATCGATGTCTGGTGGGATAAACCTGCGATGTCGAATTCGATAAGAAGATTTGACCACGTAAAGATTTATTTATCAGAAGATAATGTTTCTTGGAAGTTGAGAGGTGAAACTGATGATATCTATTTTAGAATACAAGGAGGGCTTAAAGCGGGTTTGACTTATTATGTCAAAGTCGTTACTGTTACTTCCGACCAAGAAGAAAATCAATTAAGCGCAAGCCCTTATGACGATATCACTCTGATAGGCCTTCCGTCAGCTCCGGCAAGTGTAGCAAGTTTTTCTTATAATTTTGATGATGACCTCGAACTCTCTTGGGCTAAAAACTCAGAAAAGGATATAGTAGGATATGAAGTTCGAGATGTCGATAACAGTTGGGGAGTTGATAATGCCAATTTAATTTATAGAGGTTTGGTGAATAGTTTTATTTATCAACCTTCTTCACGAACGCCGGGAACGCTATATATCAAAGCTTATAATACGAGCGGTGTCTATTCGGATTCGGCTTCATCAATAACTCCTACTAACCCTGCGCCTTCTGCGCCTTCGGTTACTTCTACTGTTTGGTTTGGTATGGCTACGCTTGATTGGGAAGATTCTGCTGACCCCGATATTAAATATTATGAGGTTTATCGTTCAGATACAAACGCTTGGGCCGGAGAAGAATTTCTTGTCAAAAAAGTTGCAGGTTCTCAAGCGAATATCCAAGGAAATGTTTCGGTTAATTGCGAGGCTGATTCAGCAGACGCTACGAGTATAACTGATACTGACTTAATCGGAGCAGGCGAAGATATTTATGTTCAGGATTACATAAGGCAGGTATCAGGTACTTATAAAAATCAGGTCGCTATAATAACTGCTTTCGATAACTCTACAGGAAAAGTTACAGTTGCGAGTTGGCCATCCGGCACGCCTTCGATTGGGGATGAGTTTACGATAACAGATAGGGCATTTTTCAAGGTTCGAGGCGTAGATACTTACGGGCCGGGAAGTTTTTCTACAGTAGACACTATCAGTTTTGACCCTCTTTCAGAGTTCTTTTTAGCAGACGGGTCTGTTACTACAGATAAATTAGCCAATGAAGCTGTTACTGCCGAGAAATTATTCTCTGGTGAGATTATAACTTATTCTGCTCAGATTAAAGATGCCATAATCACAAGTGCTAAAATCTATAGTCTTACAGTTGAAAAATTAGTTTCTGGCTCGATAGCAGCTCTCATTATGACTGCGAATAACATCGTTATCGATGGAACGAATGACGTAATAGAAGTTTATAATGATTCTGATAACCTGATGGGCGAAATAGGAAAGTTGACATAATGCCTAAAGAATATGGGGTAAGATTACAGGACCTTGATGGGAATATCGTTAAACTTGTGCCAGACCATATGACTGTCATAAGCGCAGGAAGGGTAACTATGCCTAATGTTCTGAACGGCGACAATACTTACGGAGTTGATATAGCCCTTCCAGTATCAAATGTGCCTCTCGCTGATATAGGGGTGATAGCTGTTCCTGTAAAGGTTAATTATAATACAGATTTTGTCAGGTGGACTTCCGGAGCTTCCCTTTTATATAATACTCATTACGGTAAAAGTGCCTCTACTTATTATACGAGAAACGATGCGAATGGAGTAATGTCAGCTTTCGCCTGCGGAGCTTTGACCGCAGGAATTAAAAGTGCTTGGAATCCAGTTCTGTCTGTTTATCCTACTGCGTTTTGGGATAGGATGAGTCAGGTTAATTTTAATAATGTGAGAATATTTGGAGCGACTGCTTATTGCGTTCGAGACACAAATGATGATTCTGATTTTTCCGTGTCTGCGAGCTTGAGTTATACCGGTAATCTCGTCACTGGTGCATGGACCGGAGGGGACGGAACAATAAATAATATAAGAGATAATAATCCTTTAGACTGGGAAGCTCAAACGGGTTCGGGAGCGGGGACTGGGCATGGGGGATATTATTTTCCCGGAACAGAAGCGAGTAATAGTGTTGTGATGTATGAAGATTTTGCAGCTAAGACATTGAACTCTATATGGATAAATTATTATTGGGATAATGAAAATGGGGTTAATTATAATGGCAGTTCTTCTACAAGTATAGTCGTTTCTTTATATATAGATTCTACTTGGTATGATATTTTTACGTTTTCTTCTTCTGGGGCTACGTATGGAACGGATAATGCTTATGTTTATGGTCATTGGAAAAATGTAACTCGAATCAGAGCGACAATAAATACTCATACTCAATGTTATTATGCTCATGCTGATACTTTGTGGGCTTGGGGATTGATAGGAGACCTTCATGGTTATGGACCTAATTATGATGATTCGGTAGAAAATAAACTCATTTATTCTATTGGGAACCAAGGGGTGGAGGAAGTGGATTATCTTGTGTGTATGAAAAAGTATAATCCTTGAGGATTTATGCATACTTACGGAATAAAAGTTTACAATACGGCCGGGGAATTCGCATTATTAACGCCTAAGATGGCTAAAATAATCGCAGGTGGGTATCTCACTATGCCTAATTCTCTCAATGGGGATAATACCTATGGAACGGATATATCTTTATCCCCTTTTACTAATGTTCCAAGAGAAGATATAGGGGTGATAGTTCAACCTTCAAAAGTGAATTGGAAGGCCACAATAGGATGTTTTCAAAATGGGGGTAGCTATCCTTTCGGTTGGTATGCAAAAGACGGAGTAGCTTATTATACTAAAAGTGATGTAACAGGAGTTATGAGTGCTTGGTCTGCCGGAGCTATGGTAGTAAATAATATAAATACTTGGGATGGGATGTGTAATTGTTTTCCTCTTGCGGGGTGGGATTTTTTAGATGCACAGACTACTTTTAATAATGTTCGTATTTGGGCTGCTATGACTCATATTGTTTACGATTATAGCGCAAGCCAATGGCTCGCAGTTCATACGATAGGAAATCAAGGCGTTGAAGAAGTTAATTATATGGTATTTTTAAAGAATAGGTGAAATATGGGATATGGAATAAGGATAAGCGATTCTTCTGGAAATAAATTATTATTATCATCTTCTTTGATATCAATAGTTTCATCTGGAAGGATATCTATGCCTGCGGGTTTAAACGCCGATAATACTTATGGAGTAGATATTGATTTGCCCGGCATAGACGCTATCCCTGAATCAGCTTTAGGCGTTGTGGCTAAAGCTTTTATTATGAATGTAAATTTGTTTCTCGTTCCTTCTGATATTGTTTTCAGTTATGCGATGTCTTGGTGTATGAATAATTCTTTTACATTTTACGAAAGAAACGAAGTCACAGGGGTAATGACTGTCTGGACCCCTAATATGTCTGCTCCTGATTACGATGCCTGCCTTTCAGTTTATCCTGTGGCTATTTGGGATAAATTAGGTCAAACAAATTTTACGGCTATAAGGCTTTTCGCAGCGACTTGTTATCTTGTCTATGACCAGAGTGCAGGAACGTATAAAAAGATTTATTCAATAGGAAGCCAAGGAATAGAGAAAGTAGATTATGCTATCTATATGAAAAGATATTCTAATATAACTGAACGAGCTATACGGCGTTCCGGTGATTCGATGGCTATAGCCGAAGCCGTTTCGATGGGAGTCGTCTGATGTTAATAGGATATGATAAAGAAGGCGAAATAAGGTTTGTATTCAGCGATGAAGATTATCTTAGGAGTAAATACCCTAAAAATTCAGCCAAGATTTCTGATTTTTGGAAGATTAAAAATCACGGACTTAAAGAATTATTTATAGATTTAAGAGGAATTTCAAACATCAAATCTTATAAGGTTATTAACGGGAAATTAGCTAAGGTCCGTCAGGTGGCAGAAAGTATCCGTCAATTTCCTAAGATAGATGTTAAGAAACTGAAAGAAAATATTGGTCCTCTAACAATATCTATCTCCGGAAAAAGCGGGGAGCTCTTGAGAGATTATAAACCAACGGTTTACAAACCGTATTAAGGAGTTTGTTATGACGGAATTGATAGCGAAAGGATTCGAGGATGGAATGGCGTTAGGCTTCGCAATAGTAATCTCTTTATTGCTCTTGCTATTAGTAAACCATATATTAAAACAGCAAAAAGATATTCTTTCTATGGCTACTAAGCAGAATGAGCAGTTTGTAGAGGCTATTAATAGGCATACGAATCAAGCAGAGAAATTTCACGAAATGGTGACAGAGGCTCATAAATATCAGAGGGATGAGCATAAGGATATGCTCAAAAACCAGACCGAGATATCCTCTACTCTTGCTAAAGTATGCAACGGCCTTGATAATGTCAATAAAAGTTTTGATAGAACAAATAATAGTCTCGACCAAGTAGAAAAGGCTCTTGGCCGGATAAACGGTTATTGCAAGGACTAATATGGCTATACTCGATATAGATATTCATATTTTAAAACAGGTTGTATCTTATTTCAGCAAAGAGAAAGGAGTTAAGTATGAACTGACAAAAGCCATCAAAGCATTAGAGGCAGCTATGCAGGATATAGCCAAGATTGAAGCTCTGATGATGCATATAATAAGTGAGGTCAAAAAAGCAGATACGGGCAAAGGGCTCGAATCGGCTAAAAAAGAGGAGGTGCACGATGTCTAAAATAATACAGCTCTTGATTAAAATCAAGAATCTGTTGCCTGCTATATTGGGAGTAGTTCAGGCCGCATTGCCGATACTCAAAGAGTTATTGGTGGTGCTCGGAAGACTGCTCAATGTAATCTTCTTCTGGACAGATTGGGATGAAAAGTTTATAGCCAAATTGAACAAAGGCTATAATTTTATCAATAACGGGTTCGAAAAGCTGAAAAACTTCCTGCTCGGATTGGGTTGGAAGTTATAAAGTTAGTGGAGGGGTGGGAGCGAAAGCGACCTCCTTTCGCTCTGCTACCGCAGGCAGAGTTTTCTCACCCCTCTGCGCTTTTAGGAGGATTCGATGTTAGAAATTATTGGAATATTTTTCAAGTTGTTGTTCACTTGGTTTAATATAAAGATGGAGCAAAACGCTTCAAAAAAGAAAATGAAAGAGGATGCTTTCAAGGAGGTCACTAATGGTATTAAAAAAGGCGATACTTCTGCTATTACTTCTGGCTTCGACCGCATCAATCGTTTGTAGCGGTTGCGCAGGAAATAGGCCTATAGTTTTACATCCCATCGATAAGCAGGATATTTTTCAATTACCTACTGGAACAATAGTGAAGATTCCAATAGGCTCAGTTTGGTATGAGGATAACAAGGCTATAAAGACTTGGGATATGGAAGAAAATTTTGTCATTGATAGGCAGAGTTATTCTTTATCTCAATATTATTTAATGGAAGTCGTGCGGGCAAGAACAGAAAAATGAAAGGGAGGTCGGAAATGATTTATTTGAAGAAAGGTGATTATGCGACACCGATTCTGTTTCGAATTCAGACGAAAGAAGCAAAAGTAGCCCTTATTGGTTCTAAGGTTATTTTTGATTTCATATCTAAGAATACGAACAAGAAAATCGGCGGCGGGGAATGTAAGATAGTTGATGAGGCCCAAGGTGAAGCTCTTTATGAGTTTAAGGAGCCTGAATTATCTATTCCCGGCCAGTATCAGGGAAAGGTCACTATCGATTTATCG